TACAACGGGAATATGAGCGGCGTTATTGTTCATTACTATATTTGGCACGATATTATTTGGCAGTTGCTTGATGACACTGAGCGCGGTTGGCATGCAACGGATGGTAGCACGAGGCGAAACGACAAGACCGGGCAGGGCATTATCGGCGGCAATCTTGATACAATTGCGATTGAGGCAATCGGGCCGGATAAGGAAACCGAGGAAACCACGGCTGCACTTTGCGCAAAATTGTGTATCAAATATTCGCTTCTCCCGATGGAGGACATTTACCCACACAGATTTTTCTATCCTGCAAAGTATTGTCCGGAGTATATCCTACCCCATTGGGACGATTTTTTGAAACGCGTGAAAGAACTTTATCTTTCCGCAGTTACGGCAGAAGTTAAACTTCCAGATTCTCCTGACGCATGGGCTGAGGATTCGTGGAAATGGGCAAAGAGCATGGGACTTATCAATAATTCCAACCCTCATGATGTAGTTACCATGCAGCAGCTTGCAGTAATTCTTGATAGGTGGGACACTCAGTAATGGAAAACAATGTACCTTATGTGGCCGAATGCTAGTACATGCATCAAACTTGCCGCATTTTACACGATACGGAAAGAGATGTTTGGAGAGTCGGAACCTATCAAAATACCCATGTACTCACAAGCAGGACATGACCAGAAAACCGAATGCAAAGTAAACTATACTGGAGAGTCGGAATTTTCTAGGATCATAAATGGCATGGATGCCAATGATGCTTGGAAGGTAATGGATGAATTGATGAGTACGCTGGCCGTACTACACCCGAGATTGTATGATGGTGTGATAGTAGAATTGGAGGAGGGGTAACCCTCCTCCAATTTATATTATCCCCATCAATTGTAGTATATATTGCGCATGCCATAAGTCCGAAACCCCACCTGCTACAGCTCCAGCTTTAATCCACTCGCATAACCTCCATTTCTGTATATCTTCGAGGTCTTCCGTGTCATCTCTCTTGCATTCGAATACTACCATGCGTCCACCAATACTTCCTATTACATCTGGGGTTCCCCGTTCGGAAAAAATACTCCCGTGTACGTTGATTGCCTTACCATTCGGCAGGGAATTGATAAATCTAAGTATTGGTACTACTACTGGTGAGTATTCAAGTCTTCTATCCCTGTAACTCATTTGTCTTATTCATCTTATAATGATACAAATCGCACAATCGCTTGTCCCCATCGAAATTACACGGGTCATCTTCCCTAGTACCATAACATCTCGGAACGTTGCCCAAAATGTGGTAGTACTTACACTTTTTTTCTTGGCTCTTCTTTGCCTCTTCCTGTGTCATCTTCTCATCAGGTATATCTGTACCGGGTATGTTCTTCTGCAACGAAGGAGGCCCACCGGAAGCCCGGGACGGTATATCCTGCATCTCCGGTCTTTTCTCCTCTGTCCACATGGCTCCCAGAATGTTCCATGCTGCTGCACACAGATGATCCTCGTCAGTCTGTCCATCCATATACTTAAACAGGTGTCTGATTGCTGAATCAAGGAAACTATGCATTGGGATGCCTTTTTCCCAATTCCGCTCTCCATGATCGGCAGACCCCTTTTCATAATGCTTGGATAGTCTTATCAGGGCACACATGGGAAGGAGATCACATCTACCTTTTCCGGTCTTGTCCTCTCTGACTGCTCCGGTGGTAAACTCAGTCATAATACCTCCACATGTAGCAGACATATTGTTAGACCCTTGAGCGCCGCACGTATACTCATTACAGTCTTTACATTCCTTCATTGGTTACCTCCCAGTGCTGCCAAATCCGGCACTACCCCGCTTACGTGGGTCCACCTTGATCTCATCGACTGGACACCATCTAATGTCTTCGATAGTACCAAATATAACCTGAGCCAATCTCATGCCGGGTTCTACGTGAAACGTTTCCCTTCCTAGGTTATGTACGCATACGAACATCTCTCCGGTGTAGCCGTTGTCTATAATTCCTTCATACACCATCAGCCCATGCTTCCTCAGAGTGGATGATCTGCCTGTGATTCTGGCGTATGTCTTTGGAGGCATGTTAATCCTAATATCCGTGTGCACGTCGCAAGTTTCACCCGGCTCGATGCTGCACGGGCGGGACACAAAAAGGTCCCACCCGGCATCACCGTTGTATTTCTTGTAAGGCTTCCTACCGCCATTTCCTACCAGAAATTCAACGTATTTAGTCATCATATACCTCCACCATGGAATTGGGTCCAGTGCTGATGAATTTTACCTTTGCCGCATACTTGCCCATGGATTTGCCCATAAAGCACACCAACTTTTCAGACCGAAGTACCTGATGCAAATCAGTGCAGTTGTACAAAGTAGGATCGATGTAATCCGCGAAAGTGAGAGCAATCTCGGTAGGGGCATTCAGCATGATTGATCTTTCAAACAATTCTGAATCCCATTCTGCGATCCGACGTGTCTTTTTGGTCACGGTAGTTTTCTCAGGAACAACATTTTTCCCAATTCTGCTGGAAAGCTCTTCCCATGTAATTTCATTCTTCATTGGACCAGAATTACCGGCTACTCTGATAGGGTATGTTCGGCATATCATCAATACATTGGTAACACGGCTGGGGGCAATCCCGACTTCCGAAATAATGCCAGCCGCATTGGTATCAATGCTGGTACAATAAGGCCAGTTGCTGTGTAAAAGCGAGAGACCGGATCCCTGAGTCCCCTCAATCATCACGTTCAGTCCATTATCCTGGGCATCTGCAATAATTTTGGGAGTATCCATGCATACACAATTCCACAGGCCATAGTCACTTGCAATGTCCTTGAACAGACGAAATTGGCTGGGATCCCTCCTAAGACGTGCGATACGGGCAGGACCTACACCCTCACCGGTAGAACCAATTCTGCGATGCATTTCACCATTAACTCCACCTTCTTCCTCGTGGAACTTTTCATCTAGCACCCCTGCATTCCCGTCAATAATGAGCCTCTCCAGAAAATCCGGATAATACTCTTTAATATGTTCGATCTCGTTCATCAGCAGCTTCATGTTGATGAGTGCTCCCCTGCCGATGATGATGGTTGCATGTGGGTTAATCCATCCACAGGGAATCGACTGCATCACGTGCTTTTCACCATTCCAATAAATGGTGTGACCGGCGTTCGGAGACCCAACGCGAACATGGATATTATATCTGTCAGCAATATAAGCGGCAACCGCTCCTTTTCCCTCGGACCCGTACTGTCCTCCAACCAGAACTGTCAGTTTTCCTTGCATTGATTAATCCTCCCTTTTATGTTTCTGAGATTCCTCAGCATGTTCATGTATCCTGTTCCTTGTCCCGCTAAAACATATTCCAGATTGTGATCGTCGACATAGACATCTGCATAGATTTTTCTGGACTGTGATGGGTATTTGTCGGCGTACTCCTTTTCGTTGCTAGGAGCTGGCGCATTGATGCTGCAGAAGTGCAACCCCCTATCTTCACACCATTCTACAGCATACTGCAACTCCCTCCCATTCCGTGTAGTCCACAATATCACCTCGGCTCCCATGTCGATCAATTCCCTTACAGCACTAATTACATCGTATCGGGGCGGACCGATATTCGGGAACTCATTTACACATAAAACCCCGTCGAAGTCAATAGCAATAATCATAATACTCCTCCAATCATATGTGTCTTCTTGACCACGGAACGGCCCTTCCTTGCGTTCTGACTGTACCCGGTATAGCTATACCCGTGTCCTGTCAAGACGCAACGGAAGCCAAGGGAGAAGGCACGGAAACAGCAGAGAAGCCGTCCCATTTCTCGAATGTCCCCCATGACCTTCCATATTCAATATCCACCCCAACTCTCGGGGAGAAGTCGAAATCCTCCATAATGGTCTTGATCGTTGGTAATGCTTCATTCAGTTTTTCATCTGGTACCTCAAAGGTAACAGAGTCGTGAACCTGCAGCAGCATATACCCACCTATGTCGGATATTGCCGGATACAGTCTGGATATTGCCACTCTGACAATCTCGGCTACTCCTCCTTGAATTAAGTTGGACATAGCTTTATGGGGGTCGGCTTCCGGAACATTGTAATGTCTGGCCCTGCCCGTCCACATGCGGATTTCACCCTTTGCTTTTGCATAATCTTCACACTGATACAATAACTTTTTGAATCCCGGGTATAGAGCGTGGTATTTGTCCAGATAATCCTTGGCTACTGCTTGTTCAACTCGAAGGTTCTCAGCAAGCTTTTTGTATCCAATTCCGTAAATAACGGAGAAATTTATACGCTTCGCGGCGTTACGAGGAATTCCCAGTCTCTCAGCTGTTGCAGAGTGTAAGTCTGCATTCTGTTCAATCAGCTCCTTCATAATCGGGTCTTTGGTGTAATGCGTCACCAGGCGCATCTCAGCTTGTTTGTAGTCGGCTTGAATCATGGTGTATCCGGGTCTGGCAATAAACACATCCTTAACCTTAAAAACATCAGTATGCTTGGCTACTGCCTGAAGATTTGGATTGCTGCATGACAGTCTACCGGATATTGTACCAATCAGGTTCAAGGAGCAGTGTAGGGTATTGTTGGCATCCATAGCAGCAAGATATGGAGTGTAATACCTGCTATCCACTGACAACCAACCACGTGCTTCCTGCACCAGTTTTGCTCGGTCTGCTCCCTGTCCACCGGCGTCAATCAATTCAACCAGTCGCTCAGCGGAGGAGGATTGGACCCCAAGGAACTCGCATACTTTCTTGGAACTATTTGGGTTCAATTCAAACCCGGTTACTTCAGACAGTCGGGCCAGGGCATCAGCGGACTTAGCTTCGGCTTCCTGCTGGTATCTGTGGATTATGTCTGGGTCTATCAGCATCCCACGATGCTCCATCTGGGTAATGATATAAGAGTAGTAGTTTACTTGCTTCCAAATGTCATACAGACCGTGAGACTTTAGGGCTTCCCGGCAGATATCCAACCATTGCCGGGTGAGCCTTACGTCATCACAGGCGTAAGGCTCCACGTCTTCCGGTGGTAATACGAACATCATGGATTTAGTGTTGTTTGTTGCTCTCGGAGATCGGCTGCATTCAAGACCCAGACGCTGGCATTCCTCAAATACTTTGTCCTCAAGTATTGATTCCTGCAGTGAACCGTCTCCAATGTGATACCTGTCCGAGGTATCCTTCAGTCGGAAGTTCGGCTCATTCTCATTGAGCAGATGCACGGCAAGCATGGCGTCCTCGAAATTGGGGGCCATAGGTATCCCGTCCATCGCCATCATGTGTAGGTCAAACCCATAGTTCCACCCACCATATGTCCGGTTGGGGTTGCTTAGGTAAGGTTTGAAGAACTCCAAGCTGTCCATAGGAAGATTGGTACCCTGTTTATGCCGGAACGGGAAGTAATACGCTTCCGGACCGATGTCTACTGCAATTCCTATCACATGGTCCTGTGCTCGTTCGGCGTTCCCAAAGATTGATAGGCCGGTAGTCTCAGTATCCACCACGGGGTCCATGCAGGACAGGAGCAGCGGCTTTATCTCTTCCAGCAGCTCAGGTGTGTTGATAAGCATTACTTACTCAACGCCTCAGCCATTTCCTTGAGGGACATGACGCGTGAAATCTGGCTTCGGGTTTGTCCGTTGTACTCATTCTGCTCAAACAGAGCACCGCACTCCTTGTTGATCACATCGGACCGCTTGAACTTGACCACCTGGCCGGTCTGCCCGACACCAAGGGCCTCGACGGTCTCGGCAACCTTCCACATAGCGGCAGGAGTGAGAGCGGTGAATACCTTGGACTGGAACCCGGTATGTTCGCCAGCAGATACCTCGAAGGTCCAAGCGAACATGGGATTGCCACCCTTACTGACGGTCTGCTCAATTTCGATACACTTCACTTTGTAGATTCCATCGGGAATAACAAAATTCGACTGAACTTCGGAGAGATCGATTTCGAAGTTATCAGATCCCATGGAAACTGCAGATCCCGGCATGGGGGTGGGGTTGGACATCTGGGTATTCATTCCGGGTCCATTCAGGAAGGGGTTGTTATTCGGCATTTGTTTTTCCTCCAATTAGTTATTAATATATTCCCTCATGATCGAAACCATGTTGGGATCTCTAATAATGGGACCGATTCGCTGGGCGAAGTCTGATCCTCTGGTCTTGGCGATGTAGTTATTCATGGGCTGAGTGAGCAGGTATCTGTGGGTTTCAACTCTATACCCCTGCTGCTCGTCTCCAACCTGTTCATCCGCTGTGTAAAGATACCACACGAAATCCATATACCCGCATACTGCCGTGCACAACTTATCGGTAAGGTTGGGAGTGCTGGATTCCAGAATGTTCGTACCTTTGCGCATCTTGTCTTTTTTATGAGCGATGTAGATTACATTCACGGGCAGGTCTCGGAATCCTCGAAGAACCCTTGCTAGCTGTTTACCGGCAACACCATAATCCTCCAGATAGACTTCATCTACCGAGTAATTTTTATCCTTCTTCCTTCGGTTTGCCAGTTCTCTGGTGGTAATGTTTTCCAGAGCCAGTGTCTGCAGCTCTGTAATGTTGTCGATTACAACTGTCTTAGTAGACTGGTATTTGGGATCGTGGTTGACGATTCTGAACATCTCCTGTTCCAGATCGTCTACGGACCGGATGTCGGTCGCGTGAATATCACCACGGGGAGCCAGTGTCATCAGACCACCGTCGATATTAAATACATGGACGTCTGCCATGGTGGGAACATCCTGCGCAGTACCGGCTAGATGAGTTTTACCGGAACCCGGGTCTCCGTAAATGAGAATGTTCATCTTGTCCGTGAACATTTCCGAATTGATCAGATATCCGTCATTCATCGCCGTTGTCATCTCCTTCCTTATCGTCAGATTCGCATTCATCGCAGATTCCATAGTCGCACGGGCAGCGGCGTTTGCGCTCCTGCAGTACGTTCTGACATCCACAGTGTGGACAATCAAAGCAATCATAAAGCTCCGGTTCCTCCCGATTGATCGCGGCGGCAAGCCCGGTCCGGTCTTTATCCATGGCAACATAGTGGTTTTCTACAATAAGAGGTATTGGCCTACCACATATCACACATTCATGAATTGCTTTGACTTTGTTGGTGATTTCCACCTCGATAGTTCCGACTTTTGCCATGTTACGCCTCCTTTTCAGATTCCATGATAAAGTCTGCTGCTTCATCAGCCACATGTAAGAGCCATGCTAGCTTATTCCGGCAATACACCTCAGTAGGATTACCGTATTGTGTAGCTTCCCACTGTCCCATGTGACAGTTGATAGCCGATGCCTCATCCGGTGTAAGCGACATGAATGACTGGATCAGGTATACAGACTTCGAACCATGTCCACCATAGGCAAAGTCTTCCTTGAAGGTGAATACCGGGTACTGCTCCCAGACCTCCTGTTTGTTCTTCCTCCATCGCATTTCAGTCTTATAGCACCCTACCTTGCACAGATCATGGAAAAGTGACACGATAGCGATAGATTCTTCGTTGGCTGTGTTGCATTCGTACCAGTTGCACAGCTTCTTCAGCTGGCAGTACACATTCAACGAGTGCAGCACTAAACCACCTTCGAATACTCCATGGTGGCGTGTTGATGCCGGAGACGAATAAAAATCCGTTGCATCTAACCACTTCAGGAGATCCACCAGTCCTTCCCTCTCAATATTGGTACTGGCAACCCTGATAAACTCGGATTTCAGATTACTAATATTATTCAATTTCGCTTCCATAGACTTTCTCCCTTAATTTGCTGATTTTCAGTTTACACGTCTTTGTTAACTCTCTTATTTGACCTTCGTCCAGTTTCACTCCCTTCATAGAAATTCCTTTATCAAGCATGTACCGGATTATTGGAATGCTGAAAGTGGAAGCCCTTCTCCCGTCGATCCTCATATTATCACCTCCCCTCCATAATTATATTATAACACACTGGCAAATCATTCGTCAATAGGCTTGTTGTCCTGAGACACATGAGTTCGCTTAGTGTAGTCATTCAACCTTATATATTTGGCGTCATACCCTCTCAGTTCGGCTTGGCACAGGGGCTGAAACTGACACATTTTGCAGTTCCATGGATACAAGCTCCTGAAATTGTCTGCATTTGCCTTTCTGGCTGCTTTAATAACCTTGGCACTCGGCAAAACGCACTCTTTCCAGATACGGTTCACAGTCTCAGGGTTGCGGTACTCGTAAGTTGCCCGGAACCACTCGATGTCGGACAGCTTCTCCTGCATCTCCTCCCGGTAGCCCTCCGGGTTTTGACCGTTGGCAAGGCAAAAGTCACGGTAGGTATCCCATGTCGTTTTGATCTTCGCCTTCGATACTGTTCCATTCTTGAGCAGTGTAGGCTGGGCTGCTGGAGTATTCACGTGCTGCCAAGTCATAGTGCCGGTGATGTCTATACCCATCTTCTGACAGGCATAAGCGTATACAGCGTTCTGAATATTGTTCGCTTCGTCCTCGTCCGGGGAGAGGCTCTTCCGGAACTTATAATCCGTGCACCATACAAACCCGGTGGTCTTGTCTTTGAGGATCGCGTCAATATACCCATGCATTCCCTTTGTCGGTGGACACGGCACCCGGAAGTGTAGCTCCAACGCCGGGACCGGCTGTCCGTTTTTCCAAAGGGTCAGTACCTCGTACTTGTCGGTATCGAACTCCCAGAATGCCTGAGTAAACACCGCTTCGGCATCCGTCAAAGTTTGTTCAATGTCCGGGATCTCCTCCGATAGGAAGGTATTGCTGTGGAGATATTCGACGTGCTCACTCTCCATGGCTAGGAGAGCGGCTCTCAATGCATCCTCTCGGGAGTACCCTATATCATGCTCGTGCTCCCATTTGTACTGCATGGCGGTCTGCATTCCCTTGTGGCAGAGCTTTCCGATGGTCAGATACGGGCGATCCACTCTCGGGGTGATCTCCTCGATGTACCCATACTCCCATTTCTTCTTACATGACAGAAACGACTGGAGCTGGCTAACGGAGATCATTCCCTCCGGGGTCTGGCTCTCGTCGTATAGAAACTTCGTATTCTTCACTTCTTCCTCCTTGCTTGGTTGGCTTTGATCGCTCTTCCCTGCTTCTCGGCTTTCGCCTTGGCTCCTTTGCCCGTGTAGGTCTTTCCGGTAGTCCCGTAGCGGTAACCTCCCTTCACTTTTCGGACCGGCATCGTGTTTCACCTCCTGTTGTATGCCGCTCGGTGTTGTATTGCATTGCATGCACATAGAATGTGCAATGCAATGCAACACCAACACACTCGCTTGCGGCCCGTGCAATATTACTCTTCTTGGTTTTCCATATGCTGCTCACATAATTGCTTGAATGTCTTTATGATTGCGCTGAAGGGGCACCCATTATATACTAATGCCCTTAATAAATTCTTTACGTCCCCACACTCATCCGGGAACAAATCTAAAAATACTGCAAGCTGGATTTTATCCGTCATTCGCTCCAATTTGGACATGTCTATATGAGTATAGTCAGGTGTCATTATTTCTCCTCCTTTGCTTTTCCACAATTACAGCCCAAATTCGTGTAGTACATCGTTAAGTTTTCTGCTGCTGTTTCCAAACGCTTTTTTCATAAAGCACAGGGCCAACCCAGTAGTGGGATTGTACGTATCTTTGTCATCACACTTAACGACTGTCTTTGTACCGTCTTCCCACAAAACGATGGTTGCAGGGTCGTTAAAAATTACGGTTTTATAACTAAGTTTTTCCGTGGGTATCTTTCCTCCTCTAAACCCGACACAGCCATCCACAACAATTCCTTCAATATTAACTCGTGCGGGTTCGTATGCTCCACATGTTATTTTCATATTAGTATGTGCCAACTGTGCCGGTTCGATATCAAGTACATTTCTCAATACATCGTCCCATTTCATCATGTTGTTTTTTCCTCCTTTGCTTTCCATCTGCCATCAGGCATCCTTTCTACGAGGCCAGCAGCCTCTAGTTGTCTGATCTGCCGGGATATAGTGGACCTACCTTTGCCGGTTTGAGCGCATAAATCTGCTTGTGACATTGGGTTGTTGTGCATTACATCCAATAGATTGGCTTGTGCAGGTTGCCGGGTCTCTCCCGCTGGGGCCATCTCATAAGGTCTGGCAGTTACTAGGTATTTCATGGGGTACTGCGTCGAAATATCGAAGGTCAGGGAGATTGGGGACTGGTTACCCATAACCTTGGAGTGTCTGCGGACTACTACTTCGTTAGGGGACAGACGCGGGTTGCGTCTGACCTGCCAACCAGCCTCCAAGAATGCATTGAGGAACTGAGAACCCCACGAATCCTCACGGGCTGTGCTGTCTGGGTCCAGGTTCTTCTTGGAATGGTGTGCGATCAGGAAGGAGCATCCATACTTGTCACGCCATGTCTTGAGCACCATCATCCTATTGGCGAGATCGGCCATGTAATTATCCGTACTGGCCGTGGTAGAGTATAGCGGGTCAATCATAATCACCTTTGGACGTAATACGGCGATCTGCTTCTCCATCTCTTCCAATACTTTCGGATTGTCGAACCTAAGCTGTCTGTCCGGATGTACATATACCGGAATATCCGGCATAGCCGGGATAGCCCATTCACCCTCGCCCAATTTTGGCAACGCGTTCAGCTTCTGCTCCACTATTAGAGCTAGACGGTCTGTAAGGCCCGTATGTGAGTCCTCCTGCTGGATAATGAGGGCCGGGCCGGTTGACAATATTCCATATTTCCCTAAAAATGGAGCGCCAGTTGCTGTGGATACTGCAAGGTCCAGTAGTATCCAAGTTTTGTATGATTCCGGTGGAGACACTAGGAACGTTATAGATTTGTCCGGCAACCAGTCCTCTACTAGCCATGAAGTCCCTTCACCTCCGTATCCTTTCACATAGTCGGTCATGCGCATTACGCTGAAGGACGATTGTTCCTGCTCAGGTGTAGTTGCTGCGCGGTCATCTGTGAACTGAACCTGCGTAAATTGGTTGCTGCCTGTGGCATGGGATCGCTCGATGGATTTAATGGTAGTTCGGACCTCATGTACCGGCAGGGGTGGTTCGTTCCGCTCGTTCCAGTCAAGCAGCAACGCCTCCACAATGTCGGCATTCATGCCCTTTTTGAAGAAGTATCCAGCCAGTCTCGCGCAGGTATCGTTTCTCCCGCCCTCGGAGACACCTCGGAGAGCCTCTGTGATCCACCCGTCCCCTTGTACCCGGGGTTGTGCCTGAAGCTCAAGGAGGGCCAACGGAAAGGCTCCGAGAGGCCCTCTCTTCACCCATTCATATCGGTTGCCGCTCGGATGCATCGTTGGGGGTAGTACAATAAATCCACCGTCCGCTCGTAGATCAGCACCCTCGAAAATTCGCACTCTGTTTGCAACTCGGGTTTGGTTGGTGGGGTAAAGGTAAAAAAGGTGATATCCCCCACCACCAGACCTTGCTATCATTTGTGTTGGATATTTCTTTAGCAGCTCCTCTATAGAATAGGGGCAGTCATGTTCGACATCTAGCACTACCATATTGGATATGCGCCCAGTAACTACACCAACTCCGGCTCCTGATAAGTTGGCAAACCAACTGTCTACCATCGCTTTCGGTGCTCGGGTTTTGGTGTATTGCAACCAGTTGGTCATATATGGTCGCTTTTCCTCGGGCCTGACAGGTAGGACACTCCAGCCGCTGTCAACATACTCTGATGCCAATTCACTGACTGTCATTGTCAGCATCCTCCTGTTCATTTGGGTTCATAAATAATTGGTGCGTGGGTACCTTGTACAGAGACGCGTATTTCTGAATCGCTTCTTCTGTCAGACCTCTACCACCGCTTTCATGCCGGGATATAGTCGAGATCCCAAATCCGGTAATCATACTGACCTCCTGCATCGTCAGTCTGGAGCGGTCTCGAAGTTCCTTAAGCCTGTTCTTAGTCATACAATCACCTCCTTCCTATATATTATATCACTGCAGCAAATATCCTGTCAAGTTGGTTCTTGTCCTATTTCTTCAGGATCCCGTAGTCCAAAGTTCCTTCCCGTATGGCATCAATTAGATCACGCTTGTGCATGAGAGAATCATACATCAATTCATCTATAGTGCTGTTTGCTATAAGGTGGACAAAAGACACAGGACGTGTCTGTCCCGGCCTATACAATCGGGCTTTAGACTGCTCATACAGAGCAAGGGAATGTGGTAATGTAAAGTATACTGCGTGGTTGGAGCAGGTCATGTCCACACCTTCAGCACCAGCCTGAATCTGGACTGCCAAAATAGCACCGGGCACACCCTTCCATGATTCCATGGAATTTTCTGCACCGGATAACTCCATGCATTCCCTCCCTGCTTCCATTGCCGCTATATGTATTGCTTCCAGATCATGTTTGAATTGACAGAAGACAACTACATTCTCAGATGAGTCTATGTCCCCCAGATAGTCTAGCAACGCGTCTTCCTTTGCAGTGTTTAATTCCTCAATCCGAGGCTCCTCTCCCGGCGCGTCTACAACCGTACAAAAACCAGCAGCAATTTGCTGCATTCTGAGTACTTTGGTGAGAACATTGTTGACTACTATCATTCCGGAGTTACACTCAGCTATAAACTCTTTGGATAACCGTTCCAAAGTTCTCATGTCTCGGGTTGGTAAGTCCAATTCCCTCACGGTTGGGGGTAGAGATATTGGAAGTTTAAGCCTCTGAGAAACGTCGGACATGCTGCACTGATATGCTATTGATTTGAACTTATCGTTCAAATCACGCATATTCTTATACCCAACTATGAACCGACGTTCAGGCCCACCCATCACAGCATATTCTTGCAGGAATCGACTGTAATTGGTGCCGAATATGGTGGGGTCCAAAAATCTATATTGACCATATACATCAAGAGGACTGTTCGCCATTGGAGTGCCACTCAAGCATAATTTATATTTCACATGTCGCCCCAACAGTGCTAGGAATCTACTAACTTTAGATCCGGCTGACTTGGCCCTGTGGCTCTCATCGAGGATGACCATATCAAAACCGGATTTCAGGATGGTATCCCCCAACTTCCCTCTCCACACTGAATCATAATTTACTACCACGAACTTCTTGCATGTAGGTCCATATTCGCGGTCAATGAATTGCTTTATGCCTGCTGCTTCGAGTAACATACTCTTCTTTCCTCTAATATAGCATGCCCATTCTTTATTTGTTACATGTTTGACTAATTCTCTCGGCCATACATTCAACACTGCCTTGGGGCATACTACCAGCACCCGGAATACATCGGTTCTGGCAAAGGCCACATCGATTGCAACACGTGTCTTACCAGTTCCCATGTCCATGGCCAGCATTACGGCTGGCCTAGACATAGCGAACCGGAAAGCTTCCTCTTGGTTCTGCCATCTGTTCACTTGAATATCACCCCCTGTATTGTCCTACGGAGTCCATACATTATCGTAATTTTGTCTTCCATAACTCTGGCCAACGTCGAAGTTTCCAAGTTCGCATATTCCTCTATTTTTGACACTACCTTCCGACTATACCGTGTATCCTGTACTCCGTTGCTTCTCCTCGACCTAGCTCCCCATTCCCCAAGGTTATAAGCCATTAGAGTGAAATGAATGTCTCCTTCATACCTGTCCATGTAGTCTCTCAGCATTGCAGCAGCTATATTCATGCTATCCTCTGGATCAAATAGATCAAACTCGTCCATACCGGCCAATTTCGCATACTCAGGTGCGTAGGTCGAATGGATTTGCATTAATCCCCAGCATTTGCCGGTCTTGCAACCTGCATTGAAGTCTGATTCCACTTCTGCTATTGCCAGAAGTAGGCCATTTGGCAAATCGTATTTATCCTCAATCTCCGATGCCATCAGTACCAGATTAGTGTCAGGACTAGCAGCCATGCAGAACTGGACTACCAGTATGCACACTACTATTGTGACTACAACCTTTTTCATGTTTTATCCTCCTTCCGTTTCCCGTCCGCGCAGAAATAGTCGAATTTATGCGTTTCCCTCGGTGCTGCATACGGCTTGCCGCATAGAACGTATGGGCCGCCCTCGCTTACTGTCCTGCCCCACTTACACTCCCCGCACCGCACCACCGGCACGGCATCCACGGTAGGAGCATCGTTTATTATCTGGTTTATTTCATCCAAATCATCCGTCTGCACATGGTCTACGCCGTGATCCAGCACGGCAACAATCAGCGCATCCGCGTCAATCAACCGCATCCTGTTTCGCCTCCTTTTGTTTGATTTGGAAAGTCTGATTTATAGCCGCCGCCAGTGATGAAACAAGCTGTTCGTTCTGCGTTTCCGTATTATATCCATTCATCACCAACGCGCCGTGCAGCCATTCGTGTACAAGTGTCTGCATTTTCATGGCGTCAGGCATGTCTTGGTTTATTGCAATGACGGCTTCAGCATATCGGATTTCGCCGAAGTGCGTGTCAGTTGTAAAATTGTCTTTACACTCTTCCACAGCGTACGGAATACCGCATATATCTATTGTTTTCGGTATCATCCCTGTATCCCTCCGTCCATTTTTGCCCCGCATTTTTGGCAATAAGGCCACGGATACATCGTCGGCATATCGCACTCAGAGCAGCGCAAAAATTCCTTTTGATCCACCTTCCATGCACTACCGGCGCAACGTCTGCAGCGGGAAGCGTCTCAACCGCATCCTTCAAATCGCAGATAACCGCATGTTTCAACTCCGTTGCCCAGTCCTCCATATAGTCCGGGCAATTCTGGAAATCGTATCCAATGATCCCGTCCAGCGCCGCTTCCCGGCCGATGTAGTTATCCATTATTTCACCTTCTCATAATCAATTACAAGACCGTATTCTTCTTCGAGGACATCGACTAAATCCTTGACCGATATTTTGTCTTTGTTGATCTCCTTCAGCAGCTCATTCATTTCATATAAGTAGTCGCCTATCCAGCTCTCGGCATCGTGTTTATCCAGAACGGTGGTCAATGCGATCGCCATAAACATGCGGTAGGTACTGTCGATCAGGTCCGTCTGGAAATTTCTCAACTCGGAACGGCGAAGATTTATCACCGGATTCTTTTTCTTACTTCTTTTTGGCTTTGCCACGTTTCAACGCACTCCTTTCACCGAAGGCCACCCGTGCAGCCATTACCCAACATAAAGCCATTGGGACAATCTCGCTTCCCATATACCAAGACTCCGGTCTGGTGGAGGCTACCGCTGCACGTATAACAATACCGGCAATAGCCCATGATGCTGCATACACAGCCCTCCACCAGTTTAGGCGAATCCACCTTTTAGCATATCCTTTGTCAATCCTTGGCATTCCCCGTCACTCCTTCAGCCAATTTGTTGTACACCCGCACTCCTAGATCCGTAAGCTGAAAGACACAGCATTTGATGGCCCCTACTTTACGCTTCTCCGTGCGCAGAATGCTTTTTTCTCTCAGTGTAGTCAGCACCGCTCCTACTGACATAGCCGTCATAGTATCCGACAATTCCTGCGCATAGTCGGACGCGATGTATTCGCCCTTGGTGGTGTGTTCCTTCCATCCCGGGCACTCGCTCAGACGTTCCATAAACTCCAGCTGCTTGGGGGTCAATACGACGGATGCCTCTTCGAAGACCACGGAGACGCTTCCTTCTTGTTTGCGAAGTCGGGGAGTATGATTGCCCGTACCCCTCGGAACGTGTCTTTCCGTGGCTTCCTTGGGCCTCTCTTGCGGTGTTTCCTTCAGTTCGTCCTTAACTTGGGGTTCCGGGTATGCTTCTTCGTACGCCGCGTCTTCCATCAGCATCGTCGGATCCCTCCCGCTTTCGTCGGCCTTAATGAGTAATTCGCGCAATTTCTGATCCGGCCACATATCTATCACCTCTCTTAATTCTTTTCCGAATTTTACTGCACGGTATCGCATTTCCAGAACCGTCATAGGAGTATTCATGTATTTCTCCCCTTTGATTACCCGATTGATTTCATCTCGGGTCAGTCGAATAACCGATACGTTTGCTTTAGTCTCCCGGTATCCTACTCTAAGCGGATCATTCGAATCGAACTCGGGATCCCTTACCCATTCTACCCCATCGCTGTCGATCAGGTTTCCACCAGACTTGCCAGTCAAGGATACTATGCTGTTTGCCGTCGTGTAAACTATCATTTTTGCACCTCCAAAAATTGAGGGAGGGTGGAAGCCCTCCCCTATGTTATGCTTCAATTCCGATTGCAGCCATGTGCTGCAGCACTGCGTTCATCAGTCCCGGATGGAACGTGACCATTACGAACTTGCCCTCCTCTTTGGTCTCGGTATTTCCCATCGCGGCCCTGTGAGTGATAAAATCAGAATATGCGTTGATGATGCCCCAGGAGGTACCCTTGAAATTTCGGTTGTCATCTGCCAAATAGGCCTTTTTGAACTTCTCCCGGCTGACTTCCAGCTGATGCCGCTTGAAGGAGTTCATGCTGTCCGGGTCCACTATCGGGAACATCCGGTCCAGCAGTTTGTCCAGATCCTTCGGACCAAGCTTGATATTTACGTACTGCTCGGCCATCGCATTTAGCTCCTGCATGTAATCGGCAGCGACTTTCAGGACCTCTCGTGCCTCTTCGAGCTTGTCGTGGGCGTTGCGGACGTGGCGAATGGTGGTGGAGTTCTGGGTATTGCGGAATGCGAAGTTGAACTGGTTCTGGCAGACCATGCGCAGGGGGCAGATGGCGGCAGTAATTTTGATTTTGCCGGTAAATCCGTTCCGGAAGATCACGTGGGGAATGAAGGCATCCCCGAGGATGTTGACTTCCGGAAGTGCTCCGATGATGTAAACCATGCCGGTCTCGGTTTCGCCAGCCTTCCGGAACTGGAGGTCATCGCCCATGTAATTCACGAAGTCGAACGCCTCCCGGTTCTGGACGATTTCGAACTTGTCGGACACGATATCATACAGGTGGCCGTCCGTGTCACGGGTGGTGATAAAGCGGTTGGGGATCGGGGTGAAGCTGCCCATGATGGGCTGGGCGAACACGGGGTGCTTCTCAACGGTGTAATCCAGCCCGGATGCCTTCAGGACCCCTTCGAGATCCTTGCACTGATCGACGGTCTTGCCGATCGAATGCCAAGTGGTTGTACGGTCAACAATAATGGAGGGAGTATTCATGTCAGTTTCCTTTCTGCCTCATTACCCAGAGACTGGGGAGTTATTTGTAGAGTTTCTTCTCCAAGGCGTCACGCTTAGACTTGAGGGACCTGCGCTGCTCAGGATCAAGGCTGCTGCTGCAAAGCTGGGTATCTATGTCCACGATCCGCTTGATCAGGAAATACTTGGTCACGTTGTTCTTGTTCTTTTTCATCCCGGTACCCCTCTGGGTCTCCTTAGTGGAGACCCAGCTCAGCGGCCACGTGCTTGCCCAGCTCGGTGAGGGCGAAGCTCGTGCACTTGCGGCCATTCACACGGTCCTTGCCCCGGACCCCGAGGCCCTTCTCGCAGAGGGTGGAGACCATCGCGCCCACGGTCATAGGCTTGTTCTCAAACTGGCCACCGATTTCGTCGCAGAGGATGTCAACCCAGATGCAGGAGTCCAGTCCCTGCTCCCAGAAATTGGTATCGGAGAGGTGCCGGATGAAGTCTACCTGCTTGGCGGTCAAGCTCACGTCAACACTGTCGATGACCTTGCCCCACGCGATGTCCTTGGACACGCGCTTATTGGTGCGCTTCTCGGCCTTGGGCTGCTTGGGTTCCTCGGCCTTGACCTTGAGCCGGGGGCACTCGGCCAGTCCACCTTCGGAGGTGGGGTTGCGTCTCATGCAGTCGCGGTGGACGCAGTTCTGGACGTTGCACTTGGAGCAATCAACGCAACCATACTGGTTGAAGACTGCCGGAACCTGCAGGTCCGTGCCCTCGGGATGGCGGCAATACATGTCCTTGAATTCCTTGGTCTCTTCGGTGGTCAGGCTCTCTTCGGTCTCCTCGATTCTCTTGGCAAACTCCTCAGCGGAGATCTCCGGATCCTCGGCAGCATCATCGAGGTCCTTGATGGCGGCTTCGTGATCGAGGGTGTCATGCGCGGTCAGGTAGGCGTCCATGCCGATCCGCTTTCCGTTCATGCCCTCGCCATTGTAGCGGGTGGCGCGGTTGGTGTTGACGCAGAGCACGTAGATGCAACCATCGCTCTCAAGCTTGAAGAACTCATAGGTCTTGCTGTCGAACTGGGCGGTGTGAATCTTGCTGTAGCCGATCGTGCGAATTGCTTCCTGAATGGTGGTCATCATTGTGGTATCTCCTTTTCAAATTGTTTGTCAAATTCGGGTTTGTCATCCCCCATATAAAAATTATACCACATGAAATACCCTTTTGTCAATTGGCAATTTGCACAAGATTTTGAGTTCTCGTTTGTGCAATATGACAAATACCTATTTGTCATTCGGGACCTCAAGAATCGGCAGCGTGTTCATATTTATAAGGATAACACGATTCCCTCTTATCACAGTAGTCACTTCCGACTTTCTGAGACGAATCTCCCGTTCCAGACATAAGGCCACCACCTTAGCCCTGCGTCCGGAGATGTACTGAACTTCACTGCATGGGGTTCCCGTCTTCAAAAACTCTTCCAACTGCTTGGCTGCATGACCTCTACCGAGCCTTGTGCACTTCATTTGATAATTCCTCCTGACAAATTGATAGTTGTCATCATAACTTCATTATAACACACGCGGCAGTCCCTGTCAATTAGTTTGCTGGGAATGTTGTAATGCCTGTTGTATGGTGTTGCATTAATGCAACAAGCACTGAGACGTGAGTAACATGTTGTATGATTACAACACAACAATACAACTAGATTCGATGAGCCGCGTCGTTACGCGATCTTTTAAGTGTTGCATCAATACAACATTGCATGCAATCCGCGTTGGTTGTGCATGTTGTATTGCATTGCAATCCTCTTAAGGATGCAATGCAATACAACACGATACAACGCCTGCAACACAACGATACAACAAACCATCTTGTTAAAATATACTTGTGCGTGGTAAAATGTTTCTGGAGGTGGTTCCATGGCCTATATTGATTTTCCAGAGGACCTGAATAGTCAAAAGAAGAGGAAAGCGTTCTGGTTATCCGAAGAAGGACGCCAGCTTATTCCCGGATGGAGAAGGAATGGTCATCCGCTTACAACCATTGCTACCGAATTTATAGGAGTTAGCAAGACTGCATTCTGGGGGTGGTATCGTGGATCCGAAGACCTCCGCAAAGCCTGTGCTATTAGTAAAGAGGTTGCTGATTCCTCCGTAGAAGATGCCCTGTATCGTAGGGCTATCGGCTACAATTATGAGGAAAAAATTTTTGAACTGGTCGAAGGCGAGGTGCAGCTGACCAAGATTTTTGAGAAGCATATGCCTCCTGATACCAAGGCTATCATGCAGTGGCTGTTCAATCGTAAACCCGAGGTCTGGAGGGCGATTCAGGAACCTCTGGAGGCTACTCAGTACACTGAGACCATTAAAAACATTCTGGTTGCAATGAAAGAAGTTGCTAACAGCGGACAGTCTAAGGAAGTAACTGTCGAAAATAATGGAAACTAAATTCCTTTTGACAACCAAACAGGCCGAATATATCCGGAATGCCAACCACAGGTGGAATGTTTCCTGTGGTGCCGTGCGTTCCGGAAAGTCGTATTGTCAGATATCCTACTGCATACCTTTCAGACTTGAGGAGAGAAAAGGTCTTCGAGGTCTCAGGGTTATATTGGGGGCTACTCAGGCCAATATTGAGCGGAATATACTGCAGCCCATGCGGAACCTATACGGTGATGGCATAGCTACTTCGATCAATTCTCATAACTTTGCGAAGATTATGGGAGAAAAGGTCTACTGTATCGGTGCAGAGAAGGTCAATCAGGTGTCCAAGATCCGAGGATTGGAGATTGCCTACTGCGCTATAGATGAGGCCATTGACATAAACGAAGAAGTCTTTGCCATGCTGAAATCCCGTCTTTCCCTCCCTTGGTCCATTTGCGACATAACAACAAACCCCTCATACCCTACTCATTATTTCAAGCAGTTTCTGGATTCCGCTGCTTCCGGTGTTGACATCTACTGTCAGAATTACATTCTATACGATAATCCATTCCTTCCTCCGGACTATGTAAGGTCCCTTGAAATGGAATATGCCGGGACAGTATGGTATGACAGACTCATTCTCGGTAATTGGTCTCTGGCTGAGGGTCTGATTTATCCTAAGTATAAGGATGCAATTGAAGCATGTCCTGTCGGTGTTTCTCCGACTAAATATGTGCTCAGTATTGACTACGGTACCCAGAATGCCTTTAGTGCCGGACTATGGGGTAAATATGATGGAGTGTGGTACAGGGAGCGAGAGTATTATTACTCCGGTAGAACTTCAGGAGTCCAGAAGTCCGACGAAGAATATGCTCAGGATATAGACAGATGGCTAGCTGATTTATTCATTGATTCAGACGGGGGTATCCCTCGATACAGTGAGTACAACAAACTGCCTACTATTATTGACCCCTCCGCTGCTTCCTTTATAACTTTATTACGCAAAAGAGGAAAGTACCGGGTAATACCGGCAGACAACGACGTTAATGATGGGATCCGTGAAACCAACACGGCCATGTATAAAGGTCTTATAAGGATAGATCCGTCATGCAAAAACTGGATAAATGAAGTACAAGGATACGTGTGGGACGATTCAGTTACTGAAGACAGACCGGTTAAAGTAAATGACCACGCAATGGATGATACAAGGTATTTCGTAAAGACCATGGGCCTGGCTAAACCAAAGTCTCAGTACAAGTCAATTTACGAGAGGTGATACTATGCTGACTTTTCAGGATTATCTGCAGATTCCGGACGGGGACAAAGAATGTGCCGAATTTGTACATAAGGTAATAGATCAGTACAAAACCAGTGTGGTGTACAAAAAAGCGATAACCGCTATTGACTATGATAAGTGCCAGAATACCACTACCATGCAGTACCAGAAAATAGTAACCGATATTTCCGGTAAACAGTATGTTGATATGCTGGCAACTGTGCATAGGTCCTGTTCCAATTTCTTCAATATCTTTACAAATCAGTTGAACCAGTATCTTCTCGGTAATGGTATAACATGGAAGAATGGGTCTGACTTTGGTCTCGAGTTTGACACCAGCACTCAAGAGGCTGGAAAGGCGGCTCTGGTACAGGGTGTGTCATATGGATTCTGGGATTTGGATACTCTAAAGGTATTTGAAGCTAAGGAATTTGCCCCGTTGAATGACGAGGAAACCGGTGGTCTGGCTGCTGGCGTCAGGTTCTGGCAAGTAGATTCAGATAAGCCCCTTCGAGCGACGTTCTATGAAATGGACGGGTATACCAATTATCTGTGGAGCAGCAAGTATAAGCCCAGTGATAAATGGCAGCAGATTGATGATGGGGTTTATATGGTCCCGAAGTCAACTTACAAGGTAACCATAACAGAGAGCGAAGCAGACGGGATTGAGATTATTGAAGGAGAAAACTACCCGGAATTTCCTATAGTTCCTTTATGGGGTAACACCAATAAACAGTCTGAGATTGTCGGCCTGCAGGAGAAAATTGACGCGTACGATTTTATCCTGAATGGGTGGGAAGACGATCTAGACAACGCCCAGCTTTATTGGATCATTAGCGGTGCCGGTGGCATGGATGACCCTGATTTGAGGCGGTTCCTCGAACGCTTGAAGACTGTCGGTGCTGCTGCTCCCGGAGACGGTCAGGAAGTATCTCCTGTTACAGTCAGCATTCCGGTCGAAGCCAGAGAAAAACTCCTTGATAGGTTGGAGCGTCAGCTGTACAAGGATGCTATGATTCTGAATCCGGAGACTATTGCTTCCGGTGCTGCTACTGCAACCCAAATTAAAGCGGCATACGAACCCCAAAACGTTAAAACGGATCAGTTTGAATACTGTGTTAACAAATTTCTACAGGGAATCCTCAAAGTTATGGGGGTTGAGGATAAGCCGTCGTTTACCAGATCGACTATCGTAAATACTCAGGAGGAAATTCAGACTATCGTGCTTGCAGCTGAATACCTCGATAGAGAGTATATTACCAAAAAGATTCTTACGATTCTGGGTGATGGGGATCAGGCTGACGAAGTTCTTGACAGGATGGATGAACAGAATATGGAGAGGATTACCGACGAGGACACCCCTCCCGAGCCACGGGAAGGCCCCGGGAACGCGTCTGACACCGAGGAGGTATAACTGTACCGGGTGGATGTGACGTGCAAGAGAAGGCCAAGAGAAGGGCAAGGAGAAGGCCATGGATGAAGGACACCGCCTAACTGAGTTGGTTCTGAGGGAGACTGAGGCTGACGTAACTCAGGTGTATCGTAAAGCAACGGATGAAGTACAAAAGAAGCTGGACGATTACCTTCGTAGGTTTAAGGTCAAAGATGAGAATAAGCGCAGTCTCCTGAAGGAAGGAAAGATTACTCAGGACGAGTATGACTACTGGCGAACTGGTCAGATAATGGTTGGTAAACGATGGGAAGAGATGAAAAACACTCTGGCTCAGGACCTGCATAATTACAACAATCTGGCCAGGAGCATTGTCAACGGTCATATGCCTGAAGTGTACGCCATCAATCATAACTATGGGACCTTTCAGGTGGAAAAAGGGTCCATGGTCAATACCTCATATACTCTCTACGATAGACACACGGTTGAAAGAATAATTCGTGATCAGCCTGACCTCCTTCCTCTCCCCGGTGAACAGATGAAGCAGACTTTCAAAGACTTCGATGCTTATAAGCGTGGCGAAGAGGTAAAGGGCCTATCCGACAAGACAAGAAAGGCATTCGACAGGTACATCGCCAGTAATAAGGATATCAGGTGGCAGAAGGGTCAAATCCAGTCCGTAACTCTTCAGTCTATTCTGCAGGGTGAGAGTATACCGAACATGGCTAGACGGATAGCCAGAGAGATGGGAGAGATCAACCGAAACGCCTCTATAAGATATGCCCGTACCGCTACTACTGGTGCCGAGAATGCTGGACGTGTGGACGCATACAAACGCGCCAAAGACATGGGTATTGACATGGAGCAGGAGTGGATTGCTACTCTGGACAAAAGAACTCGGCATAGCCACAGACAGCTCGACGGAGAACGGGCACAGGTTGGAGAAAAATTTTCTAATGGATGCCGGTTTCCGGGGGACCCCGAGGGACCTGCGAGTGAGATCTGGAATTGCCGGTGTACTACTGGTGCCGTGGTATCCGGATGGGAAGACATATCCGGAAAATTTCGATCCGATAAGGCTCTAGAAGGTATGACCTATGATGAATGGAGGAACGAACACCAGAAGTATGAGGTAGAAGTTCCTACTGTTCAATCGCGGATAGGCAAGGCCGGTACAGTTGATGAAGTTAATAAAATTATGAACAGTCAGGGGTGGTTTAGAACAAATAGAGCTGGCGTTACATCCGAAGCCGATTTGACCGGAACTGACTTGGAATCCGCAAAATCAATTGCAGCCAGCTATCAGCAGGTGTTTGAGAAGTATCCTAAGTTGGTAGGTAAACTGGACGCTCCTGATGCTCAACCTATCGGAATGAACAGTAGCACTTATGCATGGTGCTATATAAGAGACAATGGTAAAGTACAAGTGAACCCCAATTATTATAAGTCGTGGAACATAATAGTCAGTGCATACGAGAATAATGTATCATCGAACTGGCACCCGGAAGGAACTACCGCAGAAAGTATAGTAACTCATGAAATTGGACATGCTATTGATGGACTGTTGGCAAAGGAAGGGGTTCTTGGTGGATATACAGCTTCTGGTGAATTCCGGTATGCTTCCTCTTCTCTCAAAACTACCATTATGAATAGAGCGGCCAAAGCAGATCCGACTATAGAATATTTTATGGCTGTAGACAAAAGGTGGCATAGTACAGAGGCGGTTTCTGGATTCGTCAGTAGATATGCTACCAAAAACTCACAAGAATGGTTTGCTGAATGTTTTGCCGAGTATATAACCAGTGCAAGTCCGCGTACAGTAGCATCGGAGTTTGGTAAGGAACTTGAAAGGTTGGTGAATAAATTACCATGAGTACAGCTAAATTGAAATTTGTTGATAGTCCGTACTTCGTGCCGGAGGAGGATAACTGGCATCTGACGGATGATGCCCCCGAAGATATTAGGAAAGAGTTTGAGGAGTACATGGAGTATTCTAGGGAAATGGAAGAAAAGGGTGTTTTTATTTGACGGAGTTTACTGTTAAGGTAGATCGTAGTCCGGAAGCTATAAGAGGTATGGAGAATGCCGTATTCAAGTTTCTGGAGGAAGCGGGACTACACCTCGAAAATCAAGCTAAAAGAGAACTTGAAAACGACCCTCGAAGAATAGACACCGGCAGACTGCGAAACAGTATTACTCATACTACTGACAATAAGGAACCGGCTGTGTATGTCGGGACCAATGTCGAGTATGCTCCGTATGTTCATGAGGGCACTCGTAGAATGTCCCCGAATCGTTTCCTCAAGAACGCATTCGAGCGTAATGCTGATCAGCTAAAGAGGAAGCTGGAGGAGACGCTCCGTAATGCATAATCGATGTTGCGGGTCTGAGCGTGTTGTATTGTATTGCATGTTCCTAATGGAACAATGCAATACAACACAACAACGGCTCTCTTGACCGGGTGGAACATATGCAAAATATTCTTGTACAAATATACTTGTGTGTGGTATAATAAAATTAATAAAGTAGGGTGACATTAAGACATCTATGTTACCCACATATCCGAATCAGCGAGACACTGCTGACCGAGACATAGGAGGATAAACATGGCATTTTCGATTAAACAGGTCAAGGCTAAGCTTCAGGAATTCGGGGTTGCAACTGAGAATCTGGATGCAGCAGCGGAATATTTTTGTTCCGCTCATAAGACCGATTTGGACAGTGTAATTGAACAGAGGGACACGTACAAAAAGGATGCAGACAAGCTTCCAGGACTGCAGGCTGAACTGGACAAATTGAAGAATGCTCCCGATGATGGGTTCAAAGCCAAGTATGACAAGGAGCATGCTGATTTCGAGAAGTTCAAAAAGGACGTGCAGGATAAGGAAACTCTGGCTGCAAAACGTGTTGCTTTTACTGCTCTTTGTAAGGATGCCGGGTTGAATGAAAAGGGAGTAGAAAAGGCTACTAAGTACGCTGACTGGGATTCCATCGAGCTTGACGATTCCGGTAAGATCAAAAATGCCGCTGCACATGTAAAGAGCGTCAAGGAAGAATGGTCTGAACATGTGGTAGTTACGAACACCAAGGGGGCAAATACCCCGAACCCGCCTACTAATACTGGCGGTAACACCCTTTCTCGTGCTAAAATTTATGAGAGGGATGATAACGGTCATTTTATCATGGACGCCTCTCAGAGACAGAAAGCACTGGGTGATTTAATTGCTGCTGAGCAGCAGAAAGGATGAATAACGCATGCCTGCTACTAACATTGAGTCCCTTACCAACCCGAGAGACAATCTCCCGAATGTATATAACAGTATTACTGCTCGTGAGCAGGACTTTGTTTCCGTTTTCAACCTGAACTGGGATGCCCTGCGTACTATTATGGGCATCATGCGTCCCATTCGGAAGACTCCCGGTACTCAGCTGGTGAGTTATACTTCCAGTGTTGAGCTGGAGAGTGGCGCAGTCGGTCCCGGTAATGTTATCCCCTACAGCAAGGCTACCATTTCTAAGGCTGCTAAGGGCGATCTGGAGATCAAGAAATACGCTAAAGCTGTTCCGATTGAGGATGTCGCCAAGTATGGTGCCGAAATTGCTATTGAAAAGTCCGATGAAGCTTTCCAGAATCAACTTCAGAATGTGGTCCTCTCCGACTTTTACACTTTCCTGAATTCCGGTGCTCTCACTCATGTTGAGACTACGTGGCAGATGGCTCTGGCCATGGCCAAAGGAATGGTAGTTGACAAGTTCCAGAAGATGCGTAGGACCGTCACTAATGTGGTTGGTTTTGCGAATGTAATTGATGCTTACCAGTATGTTGGCGCTGCTGGTATTACCATTCAGACGCAGTTCGGCATCAACTATATCAAGGATTTTCTGGGGTATTCCACTCTGTTCCTGCTGAGTGAGCCTGACATTTCCCGGAATACGGTTATTGCTATCCCCACCGATAACATCGACCTGTACTATATTGATCCGGGTGACAGTGAGTTCGCTCGTCTGGGCCTCAACTACACCACCGCTGGCGAGACTAATCTGATCGGCTTCCACGCTGAAGGTAATTATTCTACTGCGGTTGGTGAGAGTTTCGCTCTCATGGGCATGAAGCTGTGGGCCGAGTACATTGATGGTATTGCTGTGGTTACCGTGGAGGCTTCCGGCTCTCTAGGCAGCATCTCCGGCTTCTCCACTGCTTCTGCTGGGTCCGCTGGGAAGAGTGAACTTACTGTTCCCGATCCCGATGTGAACGGTGGTAAGTTCTACTTCAAATCTCAGGCTTCTACGGCTCCTTCCGCCCCGACCTATCTGGCCGAGTTCGATGCTACGGGTTGGACCGAGGTTGTGGACGAGCAGGTTGTCTCTGCCACCAATGGTCATAAGTACCGCGTTGTTGAGGTCAACGGTAGTGGTCAGGCTATCGCTACTGCGGATGGTACTGTGATTGCCGGTACTTAAGATTATGAGATCTTTGTAATAAACTGGGGGAGGGCAGAGCCATGCTGACCGAAGTTTGCCAGTATCTTCGTAACTGGTTTGAACGAGACAAGTTATATGGATGGTATAAAATTGAAAACCATGTACTTGTTAAACTGGACGGCACGGCTCTGCCCATTGTGTCTGGTCAATATATCCGCATCATTGGAAGCATGTTCAATGATGGTGTGCATAAAATCGGAGACAATGAAGACGAATTGACAGATGAAGCCGAGTTCGCTGGGGCAATCTGGCTTATGGCGGTTCCACCTGATTTTATCAAGCTGGTTGAGGAAATATCCAATTGGCAGGATAAATACGGGGATGTCGAAGGTCCGAATATGTCTCCTTTTTCATCTGAAAGCTTCGGTGGATATAGCTATACTAAAGCTCAAGGGTATGCCGGTTCTGGTGGCGGTATGTTGACCAGTTGGGATAGTGTATTTTCAAGTAGACTTGCTCCATGGAGGAAGATATGAGCCTTTTGTCATATGCAATGGAAAACTGCATCATGATTGACAGACTTACTACTAACGATGGCCGTGGTGGTGTAGTCGTTACATCTTGGGTAGATGGAGCCAAAATTAAAGCGGCTATTGTATATGACAATTCCATGGAAGCAAGAAGAGCCGAATCTCAGGGCGTTACTGGTCTTTATACTATTACTACAAGTAGATCTGTTAATCTTCAGTATCATGATGTGTTACGTAGAGAAAAGGATGGGAAGATTTTCAGAGTTACCAGTGATGGTGATGATAAGCATACGCCTGTAAGCGCCGGTCTTGATATGCGTCAAGTAAGCGCTGAAGAGTGGGTTCTCCCGGCTGGTGGTGTAAATGGCTGATAAGTGGCAGGCTCAGTATAATTTTTGGTCTGGGTTTGGGGTTACTGCTTACGAAGAGCATAGTGTACCAGATGAGGCACCATTTCCGTATATTACGTATCAAGCAGTTACCTCCAATTTTGCCGATAGTGTTTCGGTAAGCGCATCAATCTGGACCAGATCATATTCCTGGGAAACAGCCGATTCTATATCGGATAATATTCAGGAATCTCTGAAGGATGGCGGAACGTTACAACCTTATGACGGTGGTGTTATATGGGTTACACCTGGTTTCCCGTTTTCGCAGAGTATGGATGATCCAACCGATGATGTTATTAAACGTAAATTTATTTCAGTGACTTTGAATTTTGCTTAAGGAGGAGTAACATGCAGTACACTAAGGTAGCTCCTAATACATTTCAGAAATTGCAGATGAATGCCGGTATCCTGGTTGATAGTTTTGTGCCTTCTACCGGTGTTATTGGCAATATTCTTGCGGCTACTACTGGTGGTCTGGCGTTTGCTAGTAACCCGACATATGAAGATTTCGGTGAAAATGTGGATAATGTTCCGGCCAACACTATGCAGTTGAAGCGAATCATGGGATACGATCCGGCTATCTCCGGGACTGCTCTTACCGTAGATTCGGGATTTGTTAAGACATTGGTAGGTGCTGCACAATATGGGACTACTACTAGCGGCGGTAGTACAGTGGAAGATGAAACCCATATTATTCCGACTCATGAACTCACTGAGGACGATTTTGGTGATGTATGGATGATCGGTGATTATAGCGATCACAACACTGGAGCCACTACAGCCGGGTTCTGTGCTATTCATATCATGAATGCTTTGAATATTGATGGATTTCAGCTTCAAACTGCGAAGAACGACAAGGGTCAGTTCGCTTTTAATTTCCATGGTCATTATGACCTTGAGGATATTGATACTGTCCCGTTTGAGATCTACATCAAACCCGGTACAGCGGCATAAGGAGGATCTATGAGGAATCTTTCTAATGAGGATGAACTTGAGCTTCTTGCCGATTTGATTGAACCTGCTGCAGAGATTCTGGGAGATGGCGCGGTAAGTAACGCATTTAAGAGTGGAGACACACTACACGCGATCAAGTATGCTATCAAGAATCATAAAAAAGCAGTAATCGAGATTATGGCTAGAGTCGATGGAGTTCCGGTTGAAGAATATAAGATCAGTGCTCTGACTCTTCCTGTAAAGGTTATCGCACTTCTTAATAAACCAGAGGTAAAGGAGCTTTTTACTGTGCAGGATCAGACGAACGGCGTCGGTGCTTCTGGACCTGCTATGGAGAATACCGAGGACGGCGTGAAATAGCGCCGTTCTTGTGTTATTTTAGAGCCAAGTACGACGCGGAAATGGAGGAAAAATCCTACAGAGTATACGTAACTGAATCCTTAAGATTGGCTGCTGAAAGAAAATACATAAATTCGAGTTGGGCTGATATTATAAAGAAGAAGGACTACGATAGCAGAACCGGTAATGAAATTGCCCTTGATGTAATGAAATTGGCCGGTCTGAAATTTGATGATGGAGGTGAGCAATAATGGATGTATTCGATCTTTCGGCTAAGTTGTCGTTAAATTCCACTGAGTATAAAAAAGGTCTGGACGATGCCAAGAATGAAGCGTCTGGCGTTGGTAGCAAGATCGGATCCGGGCTTGCCTCTGCTGCAAAAATTGGGGCGGCAGCTATAGGAACTGCCATGACCGCCGCTGGTGCATTTGCTAAATCAGCCATCGACGCTGGTCAGGCTTTCGATGCTTCTATGTCTCAAGTTGCCGCAGTATCTGGGGCCACTGGTGATGACTTCGATGCTCTTCGCCAGAAAGCTCAGGAAATGGGTGCAACCACAAAATTTTCTGCATCCGAAGCGGCTGATGCCATGAATTATATGGCTATGGCGGGTTGGAAGACAAACGATATGCTTAGCGGCATCAGCGGTATTATGGACCTTGCTGCTGCTTCTGGTGAAAGTCTAGCAACTACATCGGACATCGTAACTGACGCTTTGACTGCGTTCGGTCTTACAGCGAAGGATTCCGGTAGGTTTGCTGACGTTTTGGCAGCAGCTTCGTCAAACGCCAATACCAATGTTAGCATGATGGGCGAAACGTTTAAATATGTCGCCCCTCTTGCTGGTGCGTTGAATTTCAGTACCGAAGACACAGCTACAGCTATTGGTTTAATGGCCAATGCTGGTATTAAAGGGTCTCAGGCCGGTACTGCTCTCCGGTCCATCTTGACGCGTTTGGCTAAGCCTACAAAAGAAGCTCAGACTGCTATGAATGTACTGGGCGTTTCGTTGCAGGATGAAGAGGGCCATACCAGAAGTCTGTCTGAAGTAATGGATCAAATGCGGGTTGGGTTCAGCAATCTGCAAGTGTCCGAAGAAAATTATGAATCAGCCATGGCTACACTGAACAAACAACTCGAAGCCGGTGTTATTACTCAGAAAGACTATGACGAACAGGCGGCTATTTGGGAAGCGAGAGCGCATAGCTCCACGGAGGCACTTCAAGCCCAATTTGCTGCCATGTTAGGTGGTCAAGAAGCTTTGTCTGGTCTGTTGGCTATTGTAAATGCAGCCCCGGAGGACTATGAAGGTTTGACGGAGGCTATTTATAATTCTGACGGTGCTGCAGCTAAAATGGCTGAGACCATGCAGAACAATTTAGCTGGTAAAATAACAACCTTTCAGTCTGCTTTGGAAGGAGCTAAGATTGCTCTATCCAATGAGCTAACTCCAGCCTTAAGTGAGTTTGTGGAGTTTGGGACAGAAAGTCTATCCAGACTTACCATTGCATTTCAGGAGGGCGGTCTGTCAGCTGCAATGGAGGAACTCGGTAATGTCTTGTCTGAAGGGTTAGCCATGATTACCGAGAAACTCCCCTCGTTTGTAGATGCTGGTATGCAGCTACTTGGAGCTTTGGGGCAGGGTATTATAGACAATACTCCTCTTCTTATTCAAACTGCACTGGACATTGTGCTGATGCTTGGGGAGTCAATTATAGAAAACCTGCCTACATTGGTTGATGCTGCAGTTGAATTAGTAACCAACTTAGCGGATTGGATAAGCGAGTACGCGGATGTTCTTATAGAATCAGCTGTAACACTTATTATTACTTTATTTGAAGCTTTGACCAATCCTGACAATATCAGTTCACTGGTTGATGCCGCAATATTCCTGGTAGTAAGTTTAGCAGAGGCTATTATAGACAATCTGCCTGCTCTTATTGAAAAGGCCCCGGAGATTGTCCAGAATCTGGTGGATGCAATTATCGAAAATGCCCCTAAACTTCTGGAAGCAGCATTTGAGCTGATTGTAACAATCGTTGAAGGTATTATGAACAATCTTCCTCAGCTGCTGGAATCGGCTACACAGATAGTGTTTTCAATTGCAGAGGGTATTGTACAGGTACTTGGTGAATTAATAAAGAAGGGTAAGGAAATTGTTGATTCAGTAAAACAGGGTTTTGATCAAAAGGTAGAAGATGCTAAAAAATGGGGTCGTGATTTAATCGACAACTTTATAGGCGGCATCAAGGAGAAGTGGGAAAACCTAAAGTCTACTGTCCGCAACGTGGCTCAGTCCGTAAAGGATTTCTTGGGATTCTCCAAACCGAAGAAAGGTCCTCTGTCCGATTTCGACAAGTACGCTCCTGATATGATGGACTTGTTTACTAAGGGGATTCGTGATAACACCGGAAAAGTGAAGAATGCAGCTGAGAGCATGGCCGATTCTGTTAAAAAGGTGTTTACAGGTATAGGCGATAAAGCTTCGGAGATGTCTTCACAAATTGCTGATGCTATGACTAGCATGTCTAATACAATGCATAATGCCGGACAGAGCATATTCTCAAGTTTGTCATCGCTTGGAAACGCGTCTTCGAACTCCGGGTTTAGTATTAATTATAATAACAATACTGCTCCCTCGTGGCTTGGTAGCGGACCTGATACTGAGACTACTGCAGATAGGATTCGTTCTTTGGGGTGGAGATTGCCGGAGGATGTAATTTCATCTAGTAATTATAACACGAATAATGGTTCATCAGCTGAATCCAAGCCGATCAACATTACCGTTCAATCCGTGCTTGATGGCAGGGTGATCGGACAGACAGCTTATAGTTATGCGCAGAACCGGGATTCGGTTCTTGGCGTTAGAAGGAGTTTAGCATGACCGGATTGATGAAGGGAATTACACTGAAGGCACAAAAGCCGGGGACTGAAACTTGGCTTGATTTATCCAATAAGCTTTCGACTTATGATTCATGGCGGGAAATTAGTTATGACGTTGATTTTCCGACAATGGATGGTGAAATTATCCGAATGGGTAAGCGTGAGCGTCCCATTGTTCAATTTACCTTATTGCCGTGTACAGGTGCTGAACTGCTCGAATATTTTTCTGTCCTTCGTGGTATTGATGGGCTTGTCTATTTACAGTACACTGATCCTCTTTTGAACACATCAGCAATTGGCCATTTTTGGCTTGACTCGAATCCATTGAATCACTACATGCTGAAATCCGTAGACAATAACGTTCGGTACAGCATTGGAGAGTTTGTTTACAAGTGCAAGACCGCTGAAACTTATGTGTAAAGGAGGAGGCTTAAATGATTTCCATTCCGTTTGCGATCAGGGATACTTGGAGCGATTGTGTAAAAAATCTTTCGCCTTTCATGACTAAGGTCGTTATAAGTCCTGATAAAGGCAATAAAGACCTTGTGAATTATGGCGATTCTATCATTGAACTTGAAATAACAAGAACGTTATACGATAAAGCCTCTATTGGTAATTGCGCATCTTCTGAATTGAATATGAAGTGCCTTGCCAATAGATTTATTTTTGATGGTAGGATATTGCCGAATTTTACGCCGAATGTTGGCGATAAGGTTTCTGTTTATATTTGTCCTGAAAGTTTGTTTGGAACTGCTAGTGAGTGGTGGTGTCCGCAAGGTGTGTTTTATATCATGCAGGTGACTACCGATACTTATACAAATGTTTCAACTATTCTTGCGGCAGATGTTTTGACCGTCAGCGGGGATAATAGATTCTATATTCTTGCCGATGGTTCTGTTCCGGAAAATGCAATGATAGGGTGGTCTGGGTATGATTATGATTTTGAGGCAGTATCCTGCGGATTGCTTGGTGTAAATGTAACACAAGGCACACAGCTGCTTCCCATTAGTATCAGTACTGCACAATTTGGATATTTTATAGACGGGTATAGTATTCGTGAGGTTTTATCCATTTTTGCTGGTATGCTCGGCATGAATTATTGCATAAAATATAATGGAGAATTAGACAAGGTGCAGTTCAATGCAAGCAAGGTTCCGGTTTTGCTGGGAAGACGGGCTGAAAGCATAACGTTCGACGGAAGTTGGACTGATTATAAGTTTATCCTTGAACTTGCAAAAGCAAAAAAGGATAGTGATCCGAATGGTTCTCCTTATTATCGGCCCGGCGATGCTGCTGCTGAGGGTGTAACTAACGGTTCTACACAGCAAATGCAATTAAAAACCCTTGCTTGGTTTACTTTCTCTCTCGGTCAATATCATCCGGCAACGGAACTTGCATCGTATTATAATGGATCGGCTTATACCCGCCGTCAGTATGATGCTTTTACCTGCACAAATATTGTGTTTGATCCCGCCCTCGAACTTGGCGATCAAGTGACAGTGCTTGGACGTATGCCAGACCCGCTTCTTGCGGATGACGTTAAGAATCCGCTTTTGTGGATTGAACCGGGAAACGATGATACGAGAATTTATGTAGAGCAGCCTCATGATTACATCCCATATTGGGATACTAAGGAACAAGACAGACCTTTGACTGGTCCGATTGGGAAACTGGTTGTGGATTATAAGGCTCCGCAGATTGCAAAACTCCTGCAGAGTCCGGCTCCGCAAGTCTAAATAGGAGGTTTGGAAAATGGCTGATAAATCTGTTTCCGATCTGAGAAACGCAAGTCAGTTCAAACAGCAGGACGCGCTTGTTGTTTTTCAGGATGGAGAAACAAAAAAGATTTCAGGCGAGGCTATTTCAGATTTTATCGAAACCGAAGCACAACCTTATGTGGATGATGCAGCAGAGTCCGCACAGGCGGCAGAAAATGACGCACTGAAATCGGAAGGTTATGCCAATGGTACGCAGAATGGTGTGCCGGTATCTGACACAAGCCCGTATTATTTGCACAACGCCCAGCTCTATGTCACTCAGGCCAGGACAGCAAGGAATGGTGCAGAGTACGCAAAAGAGGATGTACTTTTACTGAAAAAAAGTGCCGAAGCATATGCGGTTGGCACTATAAATGGAGAACCTGTGCCATCATCATCGGTTCAGTATCACAATAATGCCAAGTATTATGCTGAGGAAGTAGCAAGTCCGGCGGCTAGTAATACAAGTGTAAATGCGCTGAAAGCGGAAGGCTTATCTGTTGGTGAGCAGAATGGTGAGGAAGTTGAAGAAGGTTCCGAGTATTGGCATAATAATTCCCGGTATTATGCAACTCAGGCCGCAGATGCGGCTTCCCGGCTTGCTGATTATACAGATATGGCACACAGAGCTTATAATGCTTATGCCAAAAGAATCGTATCTGGCAAGACGGTTCATTTTACGGACGGCGCGGAGGATATTCCCGTTGATGATTTGACAATTAGGTTTACTCCCGAATTATCCAGCAGTAATACTCCAATTCCAACAAATCCGGTTACAATTTCCGGTGCTACGTCCGTTACTGTTCTGGTAAAGGACGAAGATAGTGTTGTTCAAGCAGAACATCTTATTCCATTTGTGCATGATGGTACGACCTATACTGTATACTATGGATCGCTTAATACTGTTACCGGCGTTTTGACGATAACGCATAAAATCAGAACGTTTACTGGTAATGAAGTATGGAATATCACTGGACGCCTTATATTTTCTACTGCCGTTGTAAATGGGACCATTTCCGGCAATACGAACTCAATACAATCTACCGGATTTTGCAGTCATTATAACCTAAGGACGGATATATCTTCTTCTGTGTTTTATACTACCGATAATACGATAGTATATGCCCATTCCAGTATTGGTGGCAGTGGAACATTTATACAAGACAGGCGATTTCACGACAACACTTTATATCCATCATCTGAGGATAAGTTGAATGCTTTCAAGAACTTCCTGAGAGAGGAAAATAATCAGGGCCATCCCATACAGCTTGTTTACAGGCTGCAAACTCCTGTTGTTGTAAATTTAACTCCCGTTGAAATTACTACGCTGCTTGGAACGAATATTATCACGACGGATGCCGGAACAATAACAAATCTAAGGTATAGTGTATCACCTAATATCCAGTATAGCATGGTTGAAGCTATGGAACAGGGGATGCGCATTTCCGGTTCGCAGTCCATTTCAATCCCGGATGGTGTTGAATATGCAAATATTACCGATTTGCATGTTGAGTTTGCTCCGACTTTGACAGAGGATGATGTGAGTGGAACAGGTAGTTTCACTATTACAAGAGCGGATGGCGAGGAACAGAAACTCCTTACGTTTACACTTCCTGTTAGTGACGAGCACGGTAACACTGTATATGGTGGATATTATGACGGCAACACTGGGTATGTATACATCACACACAAAAAGATTGTTTATAACGGGTCGGAATCTTGGAATCAAAGCTCGCTTCAAAACAGGTACTTTTATTACATTGCATCTCCGTCAGATAGCGTTCCTGCTTCTATAGGTGCTGAGGATAGTGACGGCTGGACAAATACACTCTATAATTTGGTTTATGATGTAAACAGTTCCGTATTCATTGGCGAAGACTACAATGTTGCATATAAAATGCAAAGCGTATTCACGAATGCCGTTGCCGTTTGCATGAGCAGCTGCAGTACGGTTGATGCATTTAAGGCTATCTTGGCTGAACATCCGTTGAGCCTTGTATACCGTCTAGCAAATCCAACTAGCGTGTATGTCGGCAAACTCGATAATAATATTACAACGCTTGGTGGTACGAACATCTTTACCAATAGCGCATCCAAATTTTCATTTTCTTATTCGGCAACGGCTGGCATTAAAGTTGTTATTCCGCAGACCTTTGGTGCTGTTGGTGATGGCGTTGCGGATGATACTATTGCATTCCAAAATGCACTGAACACTGGTTGTGATCTTTTTGTTCCTACTGCCAGAAATGAAATCTATAAGATTACGGATACCCTTGTTGTCAAAAAAAGCGGTCAGAGAATATTTGGTGATGCACAGTTCCGTGGAGGCGGTTTGTCAAGCGGTGGGCATATTCGGTTTGATTTTACGGATGATACCGGAACTGCTACTGAAAAGCAGTCAAAACCATTGTTCCGTCTGTATACTGTAACATCAAGTGGAAAAGTTAATTATCCGCAAATGGTTCATTTCTGCAACTTGAAGTTTAGCACAGAGCCGCATAGCAAGCATTACGGAACGCTCATTGACACTTCTCTTGGAAGTGCGGACAAGGACATTAGAATCGACAATTGCATGGTCGTTTATTTCTACAAGGTTGTCGATTTCACAGGTCGCGGCTTTGAGTTGATGAACAGCGCTGTTGTATCGGGAGATTACATTGGCACCTTCAACTGGGATGATGGAGAATACAAAGATGGAAAGGGGAATACGGCTGGAACTGAAACAAATAATAACAACATGCCCTATTATGGGCAACGGGCTATTACAATTACGGGTAATCGTCTTCACGCTTTAAGCGGTGGAGTTGAGATTGTGTCTGGACATGCATATGGGCTAACAATCCGTGGGAATACGATGGATCATGGTCATGGTTTTGTTGTGATAGCTCATGACGAAGCATGGAACTGGGACATCAATGGAAATGTCTTTAATTCCCTTTACAAAACTACCGGACAGGCTGCGCCTATTTATTTTATGGCTGGTGCGAAACATTGCAATATAAGCGGAAACGTTATTACTTCGCCTGATGATTATTGGTCTGAGACTACGTACAACAAAACTGATAAGAAAAACTATTGGAATTTGCGAACTGCCACGTATAGTGTTGATACATTGCTTAAGTGTGTCGGGCCATACAGTAATGGAGTGATAAGCTCGAACGTGTTTTATAATTCGGAGTATAGTTGCATTACACTGGACACAATTCCAGGAACCGTTATTTCGTGCAATGTATTCCATAATCCGGGAAATAAGACCGATACGCCTTACGCTGGTGCAATCAGTCTAAACGGCACATCGGAAAGGGCTTCTATCACTGGCAACACTTTTATATTCACCGAGACGCGTTACGGCGTAAATCCGAATGTTACGTTTATTCTCGCCGCAAGCAGAACAAAGCTGAATAACAGCGCCGTGTTTGCGAATGCACACGGGGCCGCTGATAGCGGCATGGCTGAAATTCTCAGCGGCAGCACAAACCTCAAAACTGACGAAATCGCTTGACATTTGCTGCTTTATCTGCTATCATGAATCTGGAGGCGAAGGTTGAGTGTCGGAACGTGTCTGGGCTATAATTTTAGCACTTTATTCTTGTTTGCTTACCACCGTAGTTGGTATAATTGTGTGGCAATTCCAGCGCAGAATTAACAAGCGAGATGAAAAGAAGGATGCGCAGGATGCCGCACGAGTTAAATATGAACTGATGATGATTCAGCTATCTATGGCCTCCCTGTCACTTGGGGAGGCCACGGCAGAAGCCGTTCAGCGTATTCCGGATGCACATTGCAACGGAGACATGCACGCCGCTTTGGATACAGCAAAACGAATAAAGGTCGAATACCGAAATTTCGAGGCCGAACAGATTGCAAAGAATATGAATCGGTAGAAAGGTGGTATGTTTTATGGTTGATTTCAAGGCTTGGATTAAGGCTGCTTGCATCAGGGCAATTCGTACAGTTGCTCAGACAGCTGCAGCAACGATTGGTACCGCTCTGGTAATAGGCGACGTCAATTGGGTAATGGTAGGCTCTGCATCCGTTTTAGCGGGTTTTCTGAGCATCCTGACGGCTGTTGCCGGACTGCCGGAAGTCCCTGAGGAGACCATTTACAACATGGACGGGGAGGGACGCGGCTAATGTTCTTGCTGGCTGACGAGGTAAAGACATTTAGTATTGCCGGGAAAACTTACAAGATTAATCAGCGGATCATGCCGGAAAGTTATCCTGCTCCGAAAGATGTTGCGTCTTACGTCAAAAAGGGTAATGCTATGAAGCCTTGCGCATTACTACATGGAGACGGGATTCCTTGTGGAATTACTGTCCACAATACCAATATGATTAAACCGGCTGTAGGGACAAATGCCGCTGAACAGTATTGCAGAGCTACTTACA